AGAATATGAAGTTGCAGATGAAGATGATGGTCGTGGTGCTGCAGAGGAATTAGTAACCGCTGCTGTATCAACAACACTGTCTTCAGTTAATGAAGATGATGACGATGCATTATCGTACTTCCAAAAACTAGCGGAAGAATAATTACTTAGGGGGGTCAAACGACCCCCTTTTTTTATGGTATTATATTTGTATTTTCAGTTGCTGCTAATTTATTTGATATAAATCCAGAACTTTGTGCGTATCTTACTGCATCCTTGAAGTCTTCAATGAATGTTGGAACTAAACTAGGTCTTAATATATCTATTTTTCTTAACTTATCATTCTCCATAATGTCGTGTTCATAATTTGTCACAGGTCTTGCTATTTTATCTGTTTCAACAGTATATTCATTTTTATCATCTAATTGTCTGTTACCTAATTGAGAAATGATTGTAAATCTATTTGTGCCATATCTAAGTGAACTACCATCTATCTTAAATTTTTCATCTACAATTAAATCTGGTGGTAAGATTTGACGATCTTGACTATCTTTGATTTCGTATGTCTCATAATGATGTACTTGATTCATAACTGTTTCAGAACCATATTTTGTCAGTGAATTATCATATACTTGGTAATCTTGAAGTGGCCATTGATGATTTATATTTGTTATTCCTGCTGATATGATTACAATGTAATCCAAGTTTGCACTTCCATACATATTTTCTGCAACATTATCAGGTCTTTCATTATCACCAATTACATATTTGTCGAATACAAATATATTATTTTGGAAGGACTCAAATATTTTTGCTCTACGAAAAATATTTGTAATTGCAATATAATCACCAGTTGACTTTTTAGTAGGATATGGCGATTGATATAATAAATTTGGTAACTCTCTAAAATATCCCATTAGTATCCTACTCCTGGTCCTTTATAATCTTTATAATCCTCAAAGTAAATTGGATTAAGTTCCTTAAATGTTAGATTCATTCTAATGCTAACAGGTGTTGAATCGTCATATGTTGCATATGTCCCAGAGTTAGTATAATTTACTGTCATCGCAGTCAAAGCACAGTCTTTGATTCGATTTAAGAAAGGATGATCATCCCCGTTACTATCAATATATCGAAGTTGAAATACATCAGGTGCTCTTAAGAATATGCCACCTTGACCCTGTGAGGCATTTTTCTTTGCTGCCATTGAACTTTTTAATGCTTTGATTATGGATACAACCATATCAGATTCATCTTTATTTCTAGGTGAGAAGTTTATACTAAAAGGAAATGTTCTAAGTGTAACTCCACTGAATAATAACTCAAGATTGGAGTTTAGAATCATACCTGTAGATCTTCCCAATACACTATTAGGTCGAATATTTGCTCCTAGAGCATCAATGGCTTTACCTGCAATCGCTCTTGTTATTGCTCTTGCAGTATCCTTTCCAGTGCCATCTTCATTGGTAAGTGCACTTCCAATTTGTCTTCCAATACCAGCATCAAGCATTGCTTTTGCATTTTCAAAAGTTCCCGCTGTATCTTCAAGTAAACCAGCTGCTGCATCTACCGCTGCAATCTGGAATATGTTCATACTATCATCACCCCAAGTAACAACATTGGAGTCATTAACATCTTGTGGAATTGGTAGTGTAATATAGTAAATTGCTTTTGCATTTTTTTGTTTATCAGATGCACCATCATTCTTGATTCTTACACTATCAACAACTTTAAGATCCTCTAATTCTCCAGTTTTTTTATTTTTTGTCTGTAATACTTGACCTGCTTTAACATTTGTTCCCTCAAATGAACCGTCTGCACCTGCATATGCCCTTGAAGCAGATGCTTCTAGTGATGTTCTAGGTGCAACATACTCTATGCATTTTATTATTAAAGCATCACCTGTACTATCTTGCGGACCTCTTGATATAGGATATCCCATCACCTGTTTAACACCCAATATTTCTTCTGCTCTTCTTGAACTTTTTTGAGGTCTTTCTATCTGATTATCTGCTTTTGTTGTATCTGTATTAGTACCTACCTCTTGTTTGATTGTAGAATTATCTCCAAGAGTTACAACTTGACCATATTTATTTCTATTAATTCTCTTGCCATGTCTAGCATCTCTTCTTTTATTAAAATTGTATGTCATTATCGACCTTTTTTATCATTTATCAACTATTTAGTATGATTCTACCAAAAGGTATTGTTCGTAAGTCTCTTAATTCCATTTCATCTACTTTATAAAGTCCACCAACAACTTCAGCATACGTATATTGTCTCATTTGACCCCAGTGAAAGTTTAATCCCTTAAATCCCCATTGATAAACATCTGTGACTGCAACTAAAGGATGTAAATCGTATCTGATGCCTGGTGTTTTTGCTTGATACACAAAAACATAGTAACTACCTTCTTCTGGGACATTACTTCCTTCGGTCAATACTTCTAATATATCTTGTGCTAAATCATCAGGATTTTCATTCCCGACTAGATTTTTCATTATGGGGTCGATACGACTCATATTCCTAACTCTTTTTCTGTAACTACCTTGAACTCCCACTGACGGTCAGCACAGAACTCCCGTGCCATCTTCCATTTTGCTTGGTTCTTTGCATATTCATATGCTTCACGAATATATCCTTTTGTTTGTCTCTTTGGTTTCACGGGTGGTTTTGTTTGCTTTGCTGGTTTCACTTCAATTACATATCGTTTTACTTTTCCACCTCTTTCCTTGACTTTCATATAAAAGTCGGGGAAGTATCTATGAACTCGATTATCTACAGGAGAACGATATGGGATAGCAATTTCTTCACTTGCCCATTCTAATATTGAATCATTTTTATCACAATAAACCATAAATTTTCTCTCCCAGAGTGATCTATAGATGATGTTTGTTGGATCACCTTTATACTTTCTAGGATATGAAGGGTAGTATTTTCCCTTATAAGACATCTAAATACATATGACGTATAATTTTATTTAGAGTGCCAGCACCAAGACCAAGACCAATATCAGAGTTTTTACCTAAATTTCAGAATGTAGCACAATCATCTCAATTTTTAGTAAAGTTTGCTTTACCATCTAGTTTCGGTGGTGGAGGACTTCGTTCCTATCTAAGGAGAAAGGGTGTAAATGATAGATTTGTTGTAGAGGATGCAGGATTACTATGTAGCGATGCTGTTTTGCCAGGTAGTGCTTTAGCATCAGTTGATTCACGTGGTGATTATCAAGGTGTTATAGAGAGATTTGCACACACCCGTAACTTTACACAAATTTCATTAGAATTTTATGTTGATAATGAATACAAGTCAATGAAATTTCTAGAGCATTGGATGGAGTATATTACAGGTGCGATAAAAGATCCTGCACAGGATACTTATTTTTATCAATTGCATTATCCTAGTGAGTATAAATCAAACGAAACACGCATAGTTAAGTTTGAGAGAAATTATTCTCAATTCTTGGAGTATAGATTTGTTGGACTATTTCCTATTTCATTAAATTCTACAAGAGTATCTTATCAAGGTTCGCAGGTTCTAAAAGCATCAGCAAGTTTTAGTTTTGACAGATATATTTGTGGAGAGTCAACATCACTTGCCAGAGACTTAAAAAGAGCCTATAATGAGATATTCAATAGGGGAAATGTTGCAAAAGATGGTTCAAGTGTTGAGTTTAATACCTTAAACGCTGGAATTTATCCTTTAGCATCAGAGGGTCAAAGAGGTTTGGTTGAAACCTCAACTACTGGTAATACTACTAGTGTAAGTACAACTACTCTCAGTAACGGAAGTAAGGGTACAGTTGTTGGAACTCGTCGTGTTTGACCCCTATAAATAATCACACTGAAGTGCTCAGAATATTATGCCTTTACCAAAAATTGCAACACCGACCTATGAGTTGGTTCTACCTTCTTCGGGTAGGAAAATAAAATATAGACCTTTTTTAGTTAAAGAAGAGAAGATTTTAATCATCGCATTAGAATCACAAGATCAAAAACAAATTGCTAATGCTGTTAAAAGTATTCTAACAGGCTGTATCTTAACAAGAGGTACAAAAGTTGATAAACTTTCTACATTTGACATTGAATATCTTTTCCTTAATGTAAGAGGTAAATCGGTAGGTGAACAAATTGAAGTGATGGTAACTTGTCCAGATGATGGTAAAACACAAGTGCCAATGTCTATAAACATTGATTCAATTAAAGTTCAGAAATCTGATAATCATAATGCAGATATAAAATTGGACGACACATACACACTTAGGATGAGATATCCGTCATTAAATGAGTTTATAAAAAGCAACTTTAATGCTGAAGATATAAAAGTTGATGACACATTTGAATTGATTGCATCTTGTGTTGATCAAGTTTATTCTGAGGAAGAATCTTGGACTCAAGAGGATTGTACAAAGAAAGAGTTGACAAACTTTATTGAACAACTTAATTCATCTCAATTTAAGGAGATTGAAAAATTCTTTGATACTATGCCAAAACTTGCTCATACAGTTAAGGTCAAAAATCCAAATACAAACGTTGAAAGTGAAATTGTTATAGAGGGGCTGCAGAGTTTTTTCGGATAAGTATGGCACATGAGGATTTAGTGTCATACTATAAATTAAATTTTGCTTTGATGCAGCACCATAAATATAGTTTAACAGAGCTTGAAAATATGATACCTTGGGAAAGAGAAATTTATGTTTCACTTCTCCAACAATATATTGAAGAGGAAAATCTAAAGGCACAACAAGAACGAAATGGATGAGTTTGGTTCACCACTAGCAGGAGGAATAAGAGCAGTTAGGAGAAATCTTTCTTCTAGTTTTTTTTGGTGC